ATGAGTAGTGAACAAGGTGTAAGAAAGCAATTAGAGCAGCTTCTTGATAAGAAAAACAGGAAGATTGACTATGGAATGGTTCTAGATTTGGCTTCCCAGCTATCAGAGTTTGATAGTGAGAATGTTAGGTTCACAGTTGATGGGAATTTAGTCAAGCGACTTGGTGAACAGCTTGTAGCTAAGAAAACTACGGCTTTAAGTGAGCTAATTAAAAATGCGTATGATGCAGAAGCTTCAAAAGTTGATGTGATTTTTGAGGATACTGAATCACCAGGTGGGACCATTACTATTATAGATAATGGTAATGGTATGACTAAGGAGGCCTTGATCAAAGGCTTCATGACCATTAGCACTTCAGATAAAGAAAACAATCCTATCTCTCCGCACTATGAACGCCCCCGTGCAGGTCGTAAAGGGATAGGACGTTTTTCTGCTCAAAAAATTGGTGAAAAATTAACTATTGTTACTAGAGCATCAGCAGAACTTCCATTCCTGGTGATAACTATCGATTGGTCAAACTACAAAGCTAAATCTAATTTGTTAACAGTTGCTAACTCTATTGTTGAAAGTACAGATGATTACGGGTTTGATAAAGGCACAAAGTTAATAATATCTGATACTAAAGAAGCATGGAGCGATGAAAATCTTTCCACAGCATTTAAGTATACTAGCTCTATTATTAAAGTTAACCCACAAAATTTATCTACGGGAGTTGTAGACCCCGGTTTCAAGGTTGTTTTTCTGACCAAATTCCTTCTCTCTGATGATTTAATTCCGGTTAAAACTGATGAAACCGAATTTTTAAGTGAAGCTGATGCCGTAATAGAAGCATCTATTAATGTTGATGGCAGAATTGTAATTTGTATTAAAGGCTTAAAAAACCTTTTAATGGATGAGTCATATGTACTACCCGAAATTAAGTCTCAAGCTTTGCAACAGGCTGGATTTAGGTTTAAATCTCATTACTTTATCCTTGCAAGAGATTCAAAGCGTTCTCATCTACAAGCTTACACTAAGGACAATGGTGGTATAAAACTATATCGAAATGGCTTTTACGTGTCACCTTATGGTGAGCGATTCAATGATTGGCTTGGTCTAGATGAGTCATCGCGTAAAAGAAAAATATTACCACCTCATGCGAACACTAACTTTATTGGTAGTGTTGATATAGTTGATCTGGATGGTTCATTATTCGAAGAAACTTCTTCACGGGAAGGATTAATTGAAAATAGTTGTTTTTCAGAATTACGTAATAGCGGATATGAAATAATAGCTAGTGCTGTTAAGCGAATTGCCGCAGTACGAGGAAAAAAGGTTACTGCTGGCCAGCAAGGTTATATAAAAGAGAATACGTTAGAAGAAAAAATCAGTGCCAGCTTTGCTAATATCAAGACTTCTCTTGAAAAGATAGAGTCACCTTTGAGTTCTGAACCTTTAGAACAGGTGGAGAATAGCGATTTATTTAGTGATGGAAAGCAAAGGCCGCTTAATAATTCTTTAGCTCTTACTGCAAGTTTGAAAGATAATCTTGAAGAACAGCAGTTATATATTCAGGAGTTAATTGATGAAAAAAACATGTATCGAGTACTGGCTTCTTCTGGATTAGCTATTGCAGAGTTTACTCATGAAATTCAACTTTATCTTAATGGAATGGTTTTGAATGGAAAGCAGCTAGAGCGACACGTACACGGTAATGAAGACGCTCTTAATTCAGCCCGTGAGATGGTATCTAATATAGGTATGTTAGTTTCTTACACAGATTTCTTTACCGAAACTATTCGCAGCAACTCACAGCGAACGAAGCATGTTGTTGAACTTAGAGATGTATTTAGGTCCTTTTTTAAGGCAATGAACCCAACAATTGAGCGGCGAGCTTATCAATTGGATATCTCGTTTGAAGGTGATGAATTCTGGACAAAGCCAATGCATATATCGGAGCTTTCGTCTGTGCTTATGAACTTATTTACTAATGCGTGTAAAGCAATCGTAAGAACTGGTCAGCCTAAAGGAGCGATAAAAGTACAAGTAACATCAACTAGTGAATATCATATAATTCGATTTGAAGATAATGGAGATGGAATTCCCAAAGAGAATTGGGGGAGAGTATTTACACCTCTGTTTACCACTGAGCTATCTCAAGGTGCTTATGCTTCTGAAAGTCAACAAATGAGAGGGATGGGACTCGGCCTAACGATTACACAGGATATTGTTACAGGAATAGATGGCGATATATCAGTTACTAAACCGTCTGAAGGCTATAGTACTTGTATTGAAGTTATAATCCCCAGTGCTGATGAAGAGGAGATACCTGAAAATGCCTATTAGATTTCTATATGTCGATGACGATAAAGTCGAGCAGCTACAGCCGTTAATAGATGAAATTATATTCTATAGTGAAGGAATGCTGGAGATTGAGCATATTCAGGTTTGTTCAATGCAAACAGTTAAATGCAAGTTTTTAGATGAGTGCTTTGATGGATTGATTATTGACCAAAAACTGGATGCTGCAAATGAACTTAATGAAACAGTCGACTATTGGGGGACCTCTTTAGCACAGAACCTTCGTACAGAGATGATTGGTGGAGGAATTCCTACTTCTCCGATTGTTTTACTGTCTAACGAAGATGTTTTTGTAAAGTATTACAATACAGATGAAAGTGCTCACAACCTTTTTGATTTCACTTTAGGTAAGACAAAAGTTTCTAGAAATACCAAATATGCACAGCAAGCGAGCAGAGTCATAGTTGCATTGGCTAATGCTTATCAAGTTGCTCGAGAACAAACTTTACCCTTAGTAGATACGGGGGGAAAGCCTTTTGATTTACTTGAGCCTCTGCTCAAATGGGATCAAAGTATCTTTGAATATACGGATAAGCGTTTTGTTGAATATGCCTCTTCAAAATCCGCAGATGTTCATACATTGGTGTCCCTTATTTTAAATTCATTGGTACGTAGTGCGGGGATTTTAGTAACAGAAGAGATGCTTGCTACAAAGTTAGGTATTGATATTCAAGCCTCTGCTGATTGGAATAACCTAAAGCTTTCACTCGAACCATATAAATATGTCGGAGCATTCTCAAATCTTAAAGATAGGTGGTGGATGTCACGCATAGAGGACTGGTGGTATGACAATTATGAAGGCTCTCAAGTTATCAGAGGATTAACAGCTAATGAGCGAGTTGTAGCTATAAAAGAAATCACAACTCTTGAAAATTTAGTGGCAATTACTCCAAAATATCAAAATGGAAAGCAAAGTGAAAAATATTGGGTTAATTGTATAGTTTCTAGTACCCCCCTTGATCCGTATGACGCATTAATAGCAAATAAAGTGGATCTTAAACCATGGGAGGAACTTCTTTACCTTGACGCTGAAACAGTATTTAACCGTGAACATTCCCCCGATTTTACTGTTCATTCTGATTCCCAAAAAAAGGTGAAGTCTCTTTATCGGAGATTAACTGATGGCTGATAAAGACGAGACAATTGAAAGTGTTGAACTCTTTATTCAGGTTTTGGAGCAGCATGGGGTAATTACAAGTTCCACCCCATTGCATGAGCTTATAAAAGGCTTGAAAAAAACTCGTCAGGATAAGGGGCTAGCCTATGATTTGAGGTGTTTGAGCTTTACAGAACTTTCTAGTGATCAGTTTATACGTGAAGGTAAATGGGATGACTCTGGTTTTTCTGTTCAGTTACACTTGAATGTAGGTTTGAAAGAAAATCACATATTTCAGTTTGGTTCAGTGAAAGATTCGGTTGTAGAAATAACATATGAAGCGTATTCGGAAGAGCTTTGTGAGTTAGCTCGTGGAGCGTGGCACTTAGATTATCATGAAGATGAGCCCAATAAATATCCTGAGTTTATACATCCAAGTTATCACTTTTATCATGGTGGTAGAAGGATTAAAGATACTACTAATGATTATGGAGAGCTGATTTTACTTGATGCTCCTCGATTAATGCATCCTCCACTTGATTTATTTTTGGCTGTTGATTTTTTAGTCTCAAATTTTGTAAAAGAAAGAAAATGGAAGAATTTACGAGCGGATACAACCTACAAAGAAATCATTAAAGCATCTCAAATTAAATGGTGGCAAAAGTATTATCAGCAAGTTGCTGATTACTGGAACCATCAAACAAGTGGAGCTGACGATGTTAATAAGCGTAGCAAAGCAAATGTATCAAACCCATATTTATATCTTAATTGAGTGGGCTATAAACTACAGTTGAACCGAAACTTGCCAATTCATAGACTTGGCTTTTACTAGTAACTTAGGGACAGATGACATTTCAATGTTTTTTGTCCTTCTGTTTACTAACGCAATAGCATATCTCACACCAAGTTGTTCCGAAGCACTAAGCTCTCCTTGTGTAAATGCAAAGAAATAGCCTGTAAAATCTTCTTTTACTGATGTGTTATTTGTAGTTTTTATTTCAATGAAAACCATATTGTAGATATGGTTTTGAATTGACTTCGGACAATTAAAATCTACTTTAGTACCTATAGGCATCGATATGGCGTCAAAACTAGTTCGCTTGATATGTAGGGGCTAATTTATGTTTAGTGTTTTTAGGTGACAGTTATGTGTTAATGCATTTTTCCTAGTAACGCGAATTCGGATGAAAGCTGTTCTGAAAAGGCCAGCATCGTGACCTGATGTAGATTTCGTGGCATAGTTAATTTAAGAGTGAATTCAAAGTGTGCAGGCAATTATTCTTGGGGCTTGCCAACTCTTATCCTACTGACAAATATGTTCACTCCACCAGCACATAAGCTCTCTGCGCCGCTCAATGTAGTCGGCGCGGTTATATGCCGCCCTCACAGTGTTCTTATCTACATGAGCGAGTGATACTTCAATAAGCTCAGCATCAAAGCCTTGTTCGTTTAATGTGGTACTCGCTAACGCACGCAGACCGTGAGCCACTAAGCGGTCTTTGTAGCCCATACGCTTAATTGCCATATTGGCTGTTTCGGTATTTGTATGTCTGCGCGGGTTCCTATCTGCAGGGAATATGTACTCCAAGTCACCGCTGATTTTGCGCATGCGATTAAGCAGCGATATGACTTGCGGTGTAAGAGGGATGATATGCTCACGTTTCATCTTCATCCGTTCTGCAGGGATCACCCATAACTGTTTATCAAAATCGATTTCAGTCCATTTAGCCATAGCAGCTTCTGCTGGTCGTGTCATGGTGTGTAACTGCAGCTCAATTAAGCAGCGAGTGGTTACCTTGATACTGGCGTAGGAGAGATCCTGCATAAATTCAGGTAGCTCACTAGGCTTGATTGTAGGCATCTGTCTTTTCTTAGGAACCCCAAACGCAGCCGCAATGCCAACAAGCGGGTTGGAGTGAATGACACCAGTATTAACGGCAAAAGTCATCACTTCATTAAGCCAGCTGATCACACGTCTACAGGTTTCTACGTGTCCTTTTGCCTCCAGTGGTTTTAACACTTGAATGACTTGTGGGGCGGTTAAGGCGCTGATTGGCATTTCACCTAGGGCTGGGAATAGATATAGCTCTAGTCTGCGATACAGTTTTCTTGAGTGATTTGTTGATACTTTTTGTTTTTTTATTTCAAACCAGCAATCAGTTGTGGCTTTGAGGGTGTTAGCAGCATCTGTTCTCACAGTTTCTTCTTGCTGCTGAAGGTGATATTGAGGGTCAATATCTTTGGCTAGTAATTCACGTGCAGCATCTCTGCGCTTTCTTGCTTCAGCTAACGGTACATCTGGATAAGTGCCAAGACCAAGGTTAGTACGCTTTTGCGTAACTGGGCGGGTATAGTTGAGCAGCCAAAACTTGGAACCACTGGGTTTGACTCTAAGCATTAAACCACGGCCATCTGCGAGGTTGTACTCTTTGTCTTTAGGCTTAGCGTTCGCAACTTGCGTTGCAGTGAGTTGCTTAGTGGTATTGGCCATGATTGTAACACGATTATGGAAGTTGGCTTCAATGTTACATTGAGTGTTACTTAAAACTCAAGCTGCTATGAAATGGTAATAGACGTTGATGGATGCTAAGTTATTGATTTTAGAGTTTTACAGGCAGAAAAAAGACGCCCGAAGACGTCTTTGTTCCTATATTTGGTGGAGGCGGCGGGGCTCGAACCCGCGTCCAAAAAGCCTACATCCTTTTTTTATGGTTGGCTTTAGTGGCTTTTAACGGTAATTCAGCAACTTAAATGCCAGAGGTCGACGGTGTTAGACGCTGATTGACAGGTTTTGTCGCCACTTTGTCGCCACTTATTTTTTTAACAGGATGGCTGCGATAGGGTTTTTGGTGATGGCATCATCTAGGTGATCAGGGGCAAAATGAGCATAGCGCATTGTGTCTTTAATGTCTGAGTGGCCGAGTATTTGCCTTAGTACCAAAATATTGCCGCCGTTCATCATAAAATGGCTGGCGAATGTATGGCGTAATATGTGAGTCATTTGTCTGGCTGGAAATTCTAAGCCGGTTCTTTTTATTGCTTGCTCAAATGATTTACGGCATGGCCTGAATAATGGTCCACGAACGCGGGGCAATATGTCGGCCAGTTCTTGGGCAATGGGAACGGTGCGGTTTTTCTTGCCTTTGGTTTTTACAAAGGTAATTCGATTATGCGCAATTTGACTGCCGCGCAATCCCTCGGCCTCTGACCAGCGGCAACCAGTAGCCAAACAAATTAGCACGATGGTTTTAAGATGTTCATATTTGGCGTTGTCACATTCACTTAATACAATTGGAATTTCTTCGGGGTAAAGGAATGCCAATTCGGTATCTTCTATTTTGAATTGTTCAATACCATCAAGCGGATTAGGTAACGACCATTCACCCAATTTTTTAAGGGTGTTGAAAATCGTATTTAAATACGCATGTTCGTGGTTTACCGTGTTGGGCTTAACTTTGGTTTTTATTCCCTGCGCATCTTCAACTTCACCATCAAGGCGCATTTGTCGATAATTGGCAAAATCATTCACAGTAATCTTGCTGGCTATTGGGTCGCCCATTGCATCGCAAATCATATTTAATTTAGCCATGCGTTGCGCAGGTTGCGCCAGCTGGCGACCGTGCAAGTCATGCCAGCGGGTTATTAACTCTGATAAACGGCGGTTATCTAACTTTTCACCAAGCCAAGGTTTATCTTCCACCTTTTTCATGGTGAATAATTCAAAGGCAACCGCTTCACCACGAGTGGCAAAGCTTTTGCGAATGCGTACACCCGTGCGGCCATTGGGGTAGCATTCGCATAGCCAAGGTTTATCTTTACCGTTCTTTGTATTTCTGACTGACATTTACTTATATACGCCAGCTTGTATCTGGAGCTAACTGCTCTAGATTGATTTTTAAAATATCACTGCACCATTCGCCAAAGTAATAACGTTTAGAGTTGACTTGCATCATGGTTGATATGCGAGATTGTTTAAAAGTTCGTGATTCGTTACTAGAGCTACAAATGCCACGAATATAAAATTCGTTATCTTCGCTTAAGTAGACTGCGGTTGGCTTTATGCTTCTTCTACTATCTTCTTCTTTTTTAAGTTCGTTATTCCACTTTTCATAAGTGAACGACACCTCACCAGATACTCCCTCCCAAATGATATTTAAACTTTTGTCAAAGTTTTCCATCCGAGCTTGCTTTTCGATTACATGTTCGTGGTTTGTCTTATGGCTTTTTTTATCTAGGATTTCATATGCATCAAGAAGAGTGCGATCAAAAAATTGCGAAGAAGAACGGTCTATCTGGCCAGAGAGTTCTTTACCATTAAGCAAGCCAATAACAAGCTTGGATGTAAGAGTTCCTTTTGTTACCTTGTAATGGTTGATTGTGTTGATTTTAATTTCAAAACTTTTTAAGCCACCGAAAAAACCTTTCTTTAGAAACAGTATTCGTGAGTCAGTTAGAATTATTAGGCTATTCATTGGCGAGCCATCTACATAACCAAAGCTAAAGGCAAGTATAGCTTCATCATTGTTTAGGGCTGCTTTTAGTGCAGGGAGCGCTTTGTTTTTTAACGCGATTGCACAATTGCTATCTTCGGCAACTTTCTTACACATATCTAGATAGCGTTCATCACTTAGCAAATTAAAGTTAACCATTACTACAATTTCCTTATTAAACGGTTTTTAATTCAGATACCACTTTGCCGCGGATCTTGGTGATTTCTGGATTGATTGGGTATTTTTCATCACCCTCTACTAGATAGGTATTGCCATCGGGTAGGAGTTTTAATTCTCCAAGTTGATAGCGGTTATTCGTAGAGAATAAATACTTTCCGGATACTGCTTCATTTTCTTCTGAATTGATAAATAGCAAATTATCAGTGTCTTTAATTACTAAGTCGTGATCATTACCTTTAATTTTAAAGTGTTCGATGATGTTGTTTGTTGCTTCAAATTTTTCGTAAGGATCAAGTCCGCCATTCTTTATACAATAAACCTGCAAAACACCACGGTTATAAGCAAGTGTCGGTTCGGCTATTCCCCCGCGAAAATCTTCCGATGTGGTATTGGGATTACTTCCGCCGCGCTCTCCAGTCCCAAAACACAAGTATTCCATAGACCACCCAGTTAACAGGTGGATCCTAACTAACAGTTCATAGGGTGTTGTTTTCCGAGTGGTCCAAGTGGATAAAGTTGCTGGCGATACACCTATTAACTCACATAACTCAACACGGTTTCTAACCTCAAATAGGTGAATTAGCCTTTCAATTAGGTATCTTCCGCCGTCTGGATTTAAGGTTTTGTTAAGTTCACTAAATTTTTTGTCTTGTTTGTACTTGATTAGTCCACGCATTTGGGTGTATTCTCACTCGAAAGTTAAATGTTCAAGACGGGTGATTATAGGTCGCCACCGAAAAAGCCCGTCACAAACGCAATTAGGTAAAGGATAACACCAAATGAGTAATTTCACTCTACAAATTGACACTCCTTACATCTCATGTGAAGAGTATGCCCGCCGTTCAGGTATCAAATTGAGAACCGTTCGCACCCTTATTAGCGACGGTCGCCTGCCTATCCGCCCTAAGACTAAGTCAAAAGAGCGCCCTTTTATCAACATGATAGCGTTGATGAAAGAAGCTAAAGACTTAGCTGAAGCCTGTTAATTAGCTTGTTCGTAGTTAGTCATTCGGTTGTTTGTTTTATCTGTTCAATTGAATGTTAGCAAAAGGGAGTTTTGCGTCTATGTATGCCAAATCAGCTAGTACACAACCACTAAATAGCTGCAATCACCTAGATGGTGCGTTGCGTCAATTTGCAAATGACGAAGTGGTGAGTGATATCGCCAAGTCAGCCGGAATGAAACGGCCACAAATGCTACGCAACAAACTTTTACCTGAGCAGCCACATCAATTGACTGTGAGTGAATTGGTAAAAATCACCAAGGCCAGTGGCAACCGCTGCATTGTTGACGGTGTATTGATGGATCTTGGTTGCGTGACTTCAGTGTCGATTAGCGATATGGCAAACGCAGACAAAACCCCATTAACCGATAGAGCCTTAGATATTACCGCCAATAGTGCGCAACTCGGGGCGTTGGCATTAGATGTTAAAGCCACTAGACGAGTAACAGAGCGGGTGCGCCACGAAACAGTTAAGAGAGCGTCTTACATCATGGCCGAACTAGCCATTTTTGTGCATGACGTTGAGCAAAAATTTCAAGCCGTTCCGGTATTAACCGTTGCTAGCGATGCGCTGCAAACAATGCCAATGCCGGGTTTGATGTAAGCCGAATCAATAGCCGTTAGTGAAAGGGGAAAGCCATGTCTACAGCAGTAAGAAGTTTAGCCACCAACCTTAACGCCGCGAATGAGCAGTTAGATAGCTGTCAAAATGTTGCGGAAACCGCCATTAGTGCCATGCGCCAAATGTTAGGTAAGAACAGCGCTGCAAGTCGATTTGACAAGTTGAACCCACAGCAGCGTGCCATGATTTTATTTGCCGCTCGTTTAAAGCCTAGTGAATACATCAATAAGCCATTGCTTAGCCTTTCTTTGTCAGACCGTGACGCCGTTCGCCAAGCCATTATCTCGTTAACCGATTTAGCTAAAACCTTTGGTTGTGTGTCGTTATCGCGTGATCAGTTTTTAAGTCAGCCTAAACCACGGGTGGTTAAGTCCATTGGGGTTAAGCGTGAAGCAATTGGTGAAGAGGACGAATTAAGCCGAGAAATACAAGACATTAATGCGCTAGCCGCGGAGCTGGCATTAGAAGTAGAGCAACAAAACCGATGTTAAAAAAATTAGTAAGTAGTAGACAGCAAAAAGCCACAACCGCTGCAACGGGTGTGGCCCAAGTCAAATCAATAAAGGAATCGAATATGACAACGCAAAGTTTAACAGTAGAACAAGCGATTGCACAAGAAGCCAATCGCGTAATTGCTTCATTATCGTTTAGCGTCCCAGCTGACAGGGATATGGTTGAATCGGCACTTGAGTCTATCAAGGCCATTGCTGATGTGGCGTGCCCTGACGCATTAGTTACTAAAGACTTAAGCGTTCGCTTAGTTGCCATTCGTAACAATATTCACGTTAACCAAATTAAACAGGCGGCCTGATATGACTCATTTAAATACAGTGGCTCAATCAGTGCCAGCAGCCAATACGCCAGCTTTTGATCTTAGCAATCCACAGCATTTAGCCATGCGCAAATTGATGGCGGATATCTATTCTAGGCACCTATTAGCTTTGGAGAACGGTGTATTAGTTACTGCAGTTAGATATCGCGGTGCGATGTATGGATTGATGAGATGCGCAATGCAAGTAACCAAAGACTATGGAATGGCATGGTTATGTATCGAAATGATTAATTCACTTGAAGCGTTTGAAGAGCTTTATGAAATTCAAGCGAGGGCTGCAGCATGAGCGCGTTAACCGATTCTATCAATAACCAAAATTTCAATATTCGCACTGCGTTTTTAAATCGCACATTAGGCCATGCTAGCCGTCCGCCAAAAGTGACCGCCGAAGACCGACGCGCCAAAGCGTGTCGCCGTCGCATTGAAGATTACCAAATGGCGCGTGAGTTAGGTGTCAGTCTGAATGAGTTGGGGGCGGTATGAGCGATAAAACAGTAGCAATTCAAATCAAAACCAATCGTGGTGAACGTTATTTTTATGGTTTTGGCAAAGGCGGCAGGGTGCAAACCGCGTGGTCACTAGCTGGTGCGAAATTGTTTTTAGCTGCACAAGTTCCTGCAGTGGTCATCAATGCGCTAAAGGACAAGAAAAAGAAATTTACCATTGTTGAGATATGTGATCCAACAGAGCCACTGTTAAATGAGAGACGGATATTCACTTTCGCTTTAGAGCGAAAAAATGCGCGCTTTGAAGAGTTGAGGTTAGTAGTTGATAAGGGCTGTATAGATGAGGTTAGGGCTTTACTAAACCAATGGGATGAACTCGATTTTGGCATTCCATTTTAAGGGGGCGGTATGAGCAGCACACGCGGAAATGTTAGACCAAACGAACTTTACCCAACTCCTGATAATGTGGTTGATGCGTTATTGGCACAATTGGTATTGCGTCCAGGTGATAAATTTTTAGAACCTTGCCGTGGTACCGATGCCATTTTTGGCAAGGTTGCCTTGCCTGAATCTCAAAAAAGCTGGGCAGAGCTTGATCGCGGGGTTAATTACCTCACCACTGAATTTGAACAGCAAGATGTAATTATCACCAACCCACCTTTTTCATTAACGGTGGAGTTTCTGGCTAAGTCACTTAATGAGTTAGCACCCGATGGCACGCTTGCCTATTTGCAGCGTGTAAATTTTCTCGGCAGTAAATTGCGCGTGCCATTTTGGGCAGAAGTTGGTTTTCCAAACAAAAGCCCAATCATAGTGCCGCGCCCACGCTTTGTTGGCGGTGGTAGTGATTCATGTGAATACAGCTGGTTTATTTGGGATAGAGGTAATCGGTTCCCAAATATTCCACAAGGATTGAGCCATATCATAAGTGCGGATCCTGTTAAGCAACCTAAAGCGAAAAAGTTAAATAAGGCTGCTTAATGGATCTTCAACAAATTGAACGCCAAGCCGGGATTAACCTCTCGGCTATTTTTTCGGCTCCACATCAGCAAGACGATCTTAAATGGGCGCAAAAACAACTTGATGGCCTGCCAGATGATGTGGCAGCTAGCCTGTTTATGGAATATGCGCGTAAGCATCGCGCGCTTGGTCGTGGCCGAAGCGCCAATATTTGGCTACGTAATCGCATTAAGTCCACGCGGCAAATGCTGCGTAAATTTCCTTTGCCGTTATGGCATATCAATACCGAACTGCGCCGTGCGGCTGTCGCCAAAGAGTGGGCCGACCGCTGCGCCAGTATTTTAAATAATATGACCTACGGTGGGGTACAGGTTGATGCACTTGAACTACTTCTAGCCGTTAAGCAACCCGCAGACCAATGGGGTTTTAGTCCAGTACTGCCAAGTTTTGTTGGTTATAAGCAGCGCAAAGCTAGCGGTGAGTTTGAAGCCGACTTAACCATGTACAACATGATTGCAGGTGCGTTAGCGCGCCTGGTTGATGATGCTTGGTGGCTGCGCAAACTGGATAAAACCTTTGGTCAATATCAAGAGCACGCTGCGATTATTATGGGTAAGGTGCGCGCTGGCGTATCACCCTACGCCAGCGCTAAAGCGGTAAAAGAGTTTAAACAGCGTAAAGCCGCTGCAGCTGCTTGGTTAAATGAAATGGTGGTAGCCAATGAAGACCTTGGGCTTGAAATTAGCTTAGCCGATGCGGTTGCTGCCTCGGTTGCTAATCCAGAAGTGCGCCGCGCTGAGCTAATGGTGCGTATGCGTGGTTTTGAAGATCTTGCCATTGAGCAAGGGCTTGTAGGTGGCTTTTTTACTGTTACTGCGCCCAGCTGCTTTCACAGTTATATGAAAAGCAAGAAAGGCCCGACTTATTCAAACAAGCGTTATATCGGCGCCAATCCAAAAGACACTCAAGGTTATTTATGTAACCAATGGGCAAAAGTGCGCAGCAAGTTGGCACGCCTTGATTTGTCGATATTCGGTTTCAGAGTGGTAGAACCTCACCATGACGGCACACCGCATTGGCATATGCTTTTGTTTTTCAAGCCTGAGCATGAGCAAGCGATTCGATTTGTGATGGCCGACTATTTTACTCGCGCCTATCGTGAAGAGTTAAAAGTGTGTACCCGTGATTTTGATTTATGGGGTCTTACATTGCCAAGTGGTATTGGCATGCCAATGAGAGCTGACTTTATTAGAGCGATTAAAGTTGAATCTAGCATTAATTATCAAAACTTTGATGAAAACAGCTCGGCAGTGATATTGGCGCACATGGACAGATTAGCCAAGCAGTTTAAGAGCAGACAGGCTGATATGTTCAAAAAAATCTCACCTCGTTTTGACTACAAAACCATTGATCCAAGCCAAGGCAGTGCTACCGGTTATATCGCCAAGTACATTGCAAAAAACATTGATGGTGCTTATGTCGATGATGACTATGAAGCCGAAAGCAGTGGTAAACATGGCGCCGAGGGTGTGGCGGCTTGGGCTAGCATTTGGAATATTCGTCAGTTTCAACAAATTGGTGGTCCATCGGTCACGGTATGGCGTGAACTACGCCGCTTGCGTGAAGCGATTGATTATGACGATGTGCTCGAGCTGGCGCGCAATGCGTCAGACCACAGCAATTGGCAACGTTATGTTGAGGCTATGGGCGGCACATTCTGCAAACGGGCTGATCGTCCGATTCAGCTTTCAAAAGTGGTTAATGAAGCAGCGAACCTTTACGGCGAGGATATCACCAAAATTATGGGCGTTATGTCTATGAGCAATGCGGTGCAAACTCGCTTAGAGGGCTGGGAAATTCGCAAGCCAACACACAACGATAGCCAAGATAAAGCGCCAGTATCGGCAGATGATGCCGCTTTTGCTTTGGCTGTTGATTTTGATTCTAAAAGCGGCGACAGCCGCGCACCTTGGAGTTCTGACAATAACTGTACGCAGTCGATCAAAACTAGGAAAAGGATCGAAAAATTACCGTTAAAAGATCAACAGTTAATTATTGAGGCTAAAAAATTAGGACTCGACAGCGATTCACTTAAACGCCTACGCGCGGGTGCGGTTATTGATGTTGTTGATGCTAGTCATTCTGGTGTCGGTGGCGAAAGCCATAAATATGTTCGTCTGCGCGATGGCATGCTCATTGTGAGCAAACAGGTGCCAAGCGCGCATCATGCACTTGATAACGATTGGAGCGATAGCGCCTTAGATAGTCAGTTTGATGCTATTGAGCGCCAGCGCTTAAAGGTATTAGACGCGCAGCTGCGCGAGCAAGCGTGGCGAGTACTCGATACCGATTCAGATGTTGAAAACTGGATTAGCCACATGGCACCGGATGTGGCCAAGCGCGCACTTGCACAATTACGCCAGGTACTTGATACCCAACAAGACGAACAGTGGGCTAGTCCATTTAGTTATCGCGACAGTGAAACTGAAACAGACCAAAACATTTCACTCACTACTTTAAAGGATGTTGATGATGAACCTTTCTAAATTAATGACCAGTGACGAACGCCAGCGACTCAATGCGCTAAATGCTCAAAAGGCCGAAAGCTTAGAAAGGTATCAACGCTGTAAAGCCAAATTAGCGCAACAGAGTCGCCAAGCGGTGCGCGAATGGTTAAGCCGGTTACCAGAAAAAGAGCGTGAACTGTGCCGAGTGGTGCTTAATAACTTAGCTAAACCAAAGCAGGGGTAAGTGATGGATATTAACGTTAAACCAAAAACGATATTTGCAGGGCGTAAAGTATTTGCTGCTATTAAAGAATGTTTAGGTGTTATCTATGGTTGCACTGAGATCCGCCATTGTGGTGTGACGTACATGCTGGATGAACGTGCAGGGGAAAATACGCTACATACCTGTGATCCTGAGTTAAGTAAATTTCTTGAAAGGGTCGAAAAGCAAATCTATCGTGATAGAAAGGGTGGCGTATGAAATTCGACAGAGATGATCACGATACGATATTAGCTTACGTTACCGCAAAGCATCGTGAGGCTGGTTACACTGGACCTTGTTTTATTGCGGTTGAGCGCTTGATGCAACTCCATTTAAGTAATGCCAGAGCGATAACACAATTGGCTATTGCCAACATGATGAACAGTAAGGCGAAATGATATGGCTGCAAAACTAAAACGGGTTTTAGTCCAAGGCCATGAAACCCGCGAGGGCTTGGCTGTGTTATTCAGGCTAACCCGCATAACCAGCCAAAACAAAATCGATGCATTGATGGCGCACTTGGTTGATGGCCTACCAGCAAAACGGGCTTACTGGCGTTACCATGTCACTCAACAGCATTTTAGCCAGGCATTGGCAAAGCTTAACAAAGCTGCAGATCTTGCACTGCAGTATCAAGACGTAAAAGCTATTAGTTAAAAAACCACGAAAAACACACTAGTTAACTAGTGTGCTTTTTGATTAAGTGCGCGTGCGCGTTTTATCCCATTGGAGTTGTGCTTTGCTGATTTGTATCAATAGGTTATACCTCAAGTTTATTGAGAAACGCGCATTTTCAGCCTAATATACTGTTATAAGTGACTATAAATTAAAGGTTTTTTAGGTTGACAGATTATGTCGGCAGGCATTAACCTTGCCGTCAAAGGGTTTTCACTGAAAACACAGTTGCGCGTTTTGATAGGCATGTTAGCAGTGGTGTTTGCTAATAGCGCAGCAGGTGGTTGCGCGATTTTATATGTATGCATAATAGGGTAGGCGTTATGTTGACGCGTCTATTACCTGAGGTAACGATGTTGGAACTAGATAAAGCGTTTTGCGGTAAAATTGAAGAGTTGCTCGTACATATAAAAACGGTTAGTAGTGAACCTGATGGACTGAACAAAGTGATGCGCTTAGTCTCGGTTTTGGAAGATGTAGTTGATCGCCAAAAGGTGATCTTAGCCATTAGCGATGAACTAGAAATCGATAGCAGTCATTTAATCCGCTAACAACTTACGAATAGCATTTAAGTGGCTGTCAATCTGCAGCCTACTTTCATCACTAAGCGAAGACGCATTACTGTTGTTTTCGCTTAGTAGTTCAGCAGCCTCAATGTTGAGTGCATCACAAATCGCCAATAATAACGACAGCTTTAAGTCGTAACCATTTTCTATTTTGCTTAGCGTTCTATCGCTAATCCCTACTTTATCGGCTAGCTGAACTTGGCTAAGCTTCACATTTTTTCTTTTTGTAACAATCCTTTGCCCAATTATATTCAGGCTAATACTCATAGATCACAGTTTTTTAAAATCCGAAGTAACTTTCAGTTTAGCCCATAAAAAGCAGAACAGTTTTTCGCATTATATTGCATGCAAAAATGTATGCTTGGTGGCGTCTTAAGGGAATGTCAATATTATTAAGGGTTTACGTATGTGTTTGTTGTTAAATCAAATGGATCTTGTTCTTCGTTCAATCGAATCAACTTGCTGTACCGTGGGCGATAAGGACGTCGCAATCTCATTAATGGCGGGTATTGTAGAAAGGGGGTGTGTTGGTTGTAATGAAAAGCATTGCCCTAAAGCAATGCCAATTCTTGTTGAAGCTGCCTGCGCTGCAGAGGATTCATTGCTTTAGCCAGTTCAGTAACTAGCGCGCTAGAAGTACGTGAGCTTGGGCTTAACGTATGACTAAAACTTAAGTTGGCCACAAATGTGTGGCCACACTCAGGTTCAGAACAGGAGCAATACAAATCAGCATGGGCCAAACTTAAACGATTGGTTTTACCAATTATTGCTAGACTGCCACAATCTGGACACATGACGCGCATTTTCCTATCTCCCAACTGAATAATGCTAATAAGGGATAACGATTTGTTAATCGTTATAATACCCACAGTTTACGCCATAGTACTGTTTTTTCAAACAGTGGTTTGTAATCTACATTCACGCATTTATATCGTGGCGTTTATTAAACCTCTAAATCAAAGACTAGCTTTAAGCTGTTGCCTATTTCACTGTCGTTGTTAACAGCATCAACCAGCATGTTGATCAGTGGCTTGGTTTCATTTTTAAAATACACAGAGTCGTATTTTGTCGGGTCGCCAAGGCCAGCTGCATTAGTGGGGATCATGCCGCCAAGGCCAGCGGGGAACCTGTGGGCGTTAAAAGTATCTTGGGCTGAAACCGCCTTAACACTGCCAAACTCGTCTTTGGATTCAAAGTTACCAACGGGGATGATCTGCAGGCCTTTTTCTTTACCGTTGGGAATGTTGACAAACAATGAGCGGAAATTACCCACGCCTTTAGAGTCTTGGATTTTTTCTTTAATGTCTTTTTCAACAGCGGCATCTAAGTTGGGGTCAGTGGCATACATGATAAAGCCCATGTGCGCGCCATTTAGATAATACTTACGGCGAAACAGGGTGGCATCTTCATTAAGTAAAGTGGATTGCAAGCCGCCTAAGTAGTCGGGGCAACCATAAACTTGTTGCACAGTGTCGTATTGGCGCACCCAAATAATGTCTTTGGCTTTATAGGGTCTCACTTGGTTGTCACGTTCAAGTACTACAGCGCCGCCATCTTTACCAACACGGGTGCGATAACTTGGCAGTGGGAATAGGCGTACTACTTGCCTAAAACCATTGCGGATCTTAAGCAAGGCCACATCACCAAACTGCACTAAATTTAAAAAGCTTGCGCCGACTTGTTGTGCAGACATAGGGCCTGAGACAAAACGGCTAGCCGCCATGTTGGCACGGCTTTGCACTATGCCACCATGCTGGGCATTGCGGCGGGTTAAGTTAGCCAGTAAATGCCTATCAACGGGTGGTTCCCAGTACTGATCTTGGTCGTTGAAATACAGTGAGTCGTAATCAGTCAGCCACATATTGGGCATCACTTGCTCGGGTAGACCAAACACCACAGGCGCTTTAGCCGTTTCTGGCGTGTCGGTCATTGAATTGTCGTTAGCTGCGTCTAGTGTTGTAGCGCCCATGATGATGTTCTCTTATGTGCAAAGTTTAATGGTTCATTTATAACGGCATGGGCGATGGCAAAGAACACATCGGCGTGGCCGGTTACGTTATCGCGGCTGGCTTTAAAGGTGATCGCCCCGCCTGTGTCGGTGGTGGTTCTGCGAATAGACAAGCAACTCATGGCAATGTCTTTGTGGGAGGCGTCCCATTCAATACGGCCGCTTTCAACCACATCAATCATTTTCAGCACTAAGCGGGTTTTGCTTGAAACGCTGTAATGAATAGCCGTGGCCTCGCGTGGAAATAAGGTACTGAGTGAGTCAAACACACCAGCGCCAATGCCTGTGGTGTCCACGCCAATATAGGTAACACGATAGCGGGCGTAGATTTTTTGGATCTCGCTTACATGATGGGCAAAGTTCATACCGCGCCAATAGTGCTTTTCAAGCACTCTGAATTTTTCACCTTTCTTTTCACCTGGTGCAACCACCACTAAGGTGGCATTGTCGCGCGTTCGTGACGGATCATAACCAAGCCACACTTCACGGTTGCCAAATGGCCGCTGCTCTTTGGGCTTGTGATCTTGCCATCGTGCCGCCTCGACCATGCATTTTTCAAGGTCACTGAATTTAAATACGCTGTCGGCATCATCAACAAAGATGCACATAAACAGGTTTTTAAAATCATCGTCATTGTATTCGTCGCGCAGCTCGTCAATGTCGAACAGTTCGCAACCGCCAGCAAGGGCATCTTCAATAGTGACCACATAACGCCATTGTTTGTCGGGGCATAATCGGCCACGGTCGCGCATGGCATCAAAGGTGGGAAACTCCACCTCTTCGCGGTCGCTCTTACCTTGGCGCCAATGATCCCCCGTCCAAAAGCTGTAAGCGGGGTGCGCTTTGGTTGATGGGGTTGAAAAGTAGGTTTTGCGCCAGTTCTTATGGGTGGCCATAGCAGAGGCTAGTTTGTTGAGCACATCAAACTTGCCAATCCAAAAGTATTCATCCACGTACACATGGCCGTGGTAACTCTGGGCGGTTTTGCTATTGGTACTTAAAAAGCGCAATTCGGCATCGCCATGTGCGGTATGCAATACAATGGGGTTACCGGTTAATTCAATTTCAAAAAACTGCTGCGCAATTTGCACAATATAAGTGCGAAAAACTTCGGCCTGTGAACGTGAAGCCGAAAGGAATATTTGCGGATCTCCGGTAAGCACTGCTTGCTCGAATGCTTCACCTGCAAAATAGTAGGTAGCGCCAATTTGGCGCGACTTAAGAATATTACGAATACGCTGATGCAGGTTTTCATGCATCACTTTTTGATATTCAAATAATGAGGCGTACCAAGTTTTAAAATCTTCCTCGGTTAAATGGCTAACGTCATTCTTACGCTTACGGCCTTTGCGCTTACTTGGCGCAGCATCGTTTTGCTGATCACCGCCTTTGCTATTTGAGCTGCCGGCCTTGTTATTTTTATTAGCGCTATTGGCACCAAATGAATGGCCGTCATTAATCAAGCGCTGCTTTTTAAGCTTTACATGCTTTTCAATTAGCATGTCTAGCTCTTTAATTTGCCCACCTGTTTTATCGGCAATATCAGTTAACAGCACAATGCGGCGTGCTATCGCCTCGTCAACTTCTTCTTCACGCAGCAAATCACGCCAACAGTATTTGTCAGCCCAGTAGTAAATGATACGGGTATTCGGCAGGTCGAGTTCTAAGCGGATCTCGTCTGGTGTACAGCGCCGTAGATAGAGCCGCTTTGCCGCTTCGCGTATTTCTGGTGAGTACTTAGCCAAGAGGAGTGAATGCCTATAAAAGTGAAAACTGGCCTCAGTGTATTCATTAGTTGCTAGGCAATAACGGACTCAAGTTCGGTCTGTTTCGGATACTTCCCTATATCCGAATTACCCAGAATCAAACCGAGTGCCAGCGCCGTTGCAGCTGGCTATGCTGCCTGCAATATCTCTACTTTTTGCATTCAAATAACGAACTGGACAATGTAATGAGCCAATTGAAAACAGACTGGTTACGCATCGCAACTGAGGGCGCAACGTTTCGTAACGTGCCAATTGAACGTCAATGGCTAGTCGATATTGCTGAAACTTATAATGTGAAAACGTATGGCGCACGCATTTGGCCTGATCACCGCCGTTGGTATGGCGCGTGGGGTGACGTATTAGAGGTGAAAACCGAAGAGCATGACGGCAAGTTGGTGTTATTTGGTAAGTTGGCGCCTAACTCCCAATTAATTATGGCCAACGAGAGTGACCAAAAGGTCTACACCTCGATTGAGCTTGATCCTAATTTTGCCGCCACAGGCAAAGCCTACCTAACAGGCCTTGGTGTTACTGATGAACCAGCAAGCCTTGGCACTGACCGCCTAAAGTTTGGTGCAAAAGAGCGTTTTGAAACTCACCAATATGGCGCACCAGAGCAGTTAGTCATTAGCTATCCCGCTGTAGACACCGAAGAGCTGAACACTCCTGAAAATCAAAAGGCGTTTTTCAGCATGGCTGGTAAGTTTTTTAAATCCCTTACGCCGCATCAGAAAAACAGCACTGAGCATGTAAGCAACCCTTCTGAGGAAGAATCCATGAACAAAGAACAGTTTGAAGCCTTGATGGGCCAATTCACCGCATTTGGTTCTCGACTAGAGAACCTTGAGCAAAATGTTGCTGCTTTCAGTGTAAAGCCGACTGAAACCGAAGAAGAACAGCCGCCAGCGGGTGAAGAACAAAACGGCATCACGGCTGAGCAATTCAGCACGCTTAATGAAACGCTAACCAGCCTAACTGCCAAAGTTGATGGCATGGAAACTCAGTTTAAAGCGCTAAGTAAAGAAACGGCTGGTCAAGAGCCGGATCCTACAGGTAAAGGCGAGCAATACGACGTTGTATAACGCGTTGCAGTTGATAGCTGATATTCATCACTAAAAAAGAGAGAGCAAAATGAATTTTTTAACACCAGTCGCAAAAGCTTGTTTGCTGGCATATACCAGCAACATGGCCACAGCTTACGGCGTTGATGATGTTCAACATCAATTCAGCGTTACTGGCCCAATGGAAACCAAACTAAAAGCAGCTTTGCTTGAGCAGGTTGAGTTTTTATCACTGATCTCAATGATGGACGTTGACCAAATTAAAGGCCAAGTGGTTAAAGTCGGTGATTATGGTATCGCTACAGGCCGTAAAAAAGATGGCCGATTTAACACTAAAAATGGCGTCGGTGGTCACACTTACGAGTTAACTGAAACCGATTCATGTGCATCGGTTGAGTGGTCAACACTGGCGGTATGGGCGAACGCTGGCAAGCAAAACGAGTTTGTAAAGCTGATGAGCCAAAACGCTACCCGCCGTTTTGCGCTGGATTTACTCCGCGTGGGCTTCAATGGTACCTCGGTTGCCGAAAACTCTAATCCTGTTACTAACCCAATGGGTGAAGATGTTAACAAAGGCTGGCATCAAATCGTTAAAGAAAAGGCCGCAGGCCAAATTGTTACCGACGCAATCTATTTTAACCCTGATGCAGTAACGGCCGACTTAAAAGCTGGTGAATACAAAACGCTTGACGCGATGGTTACCGAGTTGAAAAACACGCTTATTCATCCGTCACTGCGCAATGATCCTCGTCTTGTGGTGTTAGTGGGTAGCGACTTAACCGCCACAGCACAAACCCAGATGATGAACGAAGCTGATAAGCCAAGTGAGAAAGTAGCTGCGCAGCAGATGGATAAATCCATTGGTGGCCTGCGTGCTTATACTCCGCCGTTCTTCCCAGGTAAACGACTCGTGGTGACCTTGCTTTCTAACCTGCATATTTACACCCAAGTGGGCACGCGCTCGCGTAAGTCTGAAAATGTTGAAGACCGTAAGCAGCATGAAGACAAGTACTGGCGCATGGAAGGTTACGCAGTTGAAGAGTTCGAGGGCTACGCTGCTATCGATGAAGCCAATATGAACATTGGTCCTGCACCTGCAGCGTAAAGCAAGCGATTAGGCACTCAATGAGTGCCTAATCAAACCTTTGTAAAGCCTTTACCAACTTATTACTAGAACGACTAAACAGGATATTGCCATGAGTGCTATCGCCAATTTTAAGAAACGTTGTGACGCTGAAAAAGCTAATGCAGAAAAAGCACAGCAAGCACATGACTGTGCCGAGCATGATCCCATTCCGGCACCAGTAAATGAAGCGTTAGCGCTACTGGCCCACTTGCTTGGGTGTGAAGAACAAGACGCCATTGCTCAAGCCAAAGAGTTTGCCGCTATGGGCTGTAAGGTTGTATCGCTTGAAGCTGATCTAACTGATGAACAGGCCGACAAGGTTGCTGCTGGATTATCAGAAGATGATAAGGCGGCAAGTATTAATGCAGATCTTGAGCAAACCAATACCGAACTTCAACACAGCGCTGACACAGTTGCCGATGCAGCTCAAACCGTGGAGCAAGCCGCAGACAAAGTTGAAACCGCTGCTAATGACGTAAGCGAAACATCTAGTGATCTGGCTTATAGCGCTGAAAGCATTAGTGAAGCCGCAAGTGACATTAAAGAGGCTACCGAAGAGCTAAAAAAGCCGTCGGCGGAGCAAGCATCCTCGCGTGGCGAGAAAGACGCCAAAGCCAAGAAAAGCTCCAAAAAGTAAGCCAAACAGGTGATGCGCAATATGCGCCTAGCCTGCACTTACAACTGATTGAACTTGAAGACGACTTAAAGCGCCTCAAGGGATTTGCAAGACGGGCGGATAAAGTCGCCCACAAACGTGACGTGTTATTGCCCAAGTGGTTACCCATTGTCACTGAATATTTAGCAACGCTACAGAGTGCCAAGGAGAACGACAAAAATGCTATTTCTGACAATCCTATTTTTGCTTATTGCGTGGTTTGGCTATTCGACATTGACGACCTCGGCCAAGGCATTGAACTCGGCCTCAAAGCCATTGAGCTTAACCAACCTATGGCACGAAGTATTCGCCGTACATGGGCTGGGTTTATTAGCGATGCTGTATACGACTGGGCAACAGTGCAAGCAGAAAACGGCCACAGTATTGAGCCGTATTTCAGCCAAGTGTTTAAGTATGTTGCTAATGGCTGGAAATTACCGGAAGTGGTTGCCGCTAAGTATTACAAGTTCGCGGGTTTGGCATTACTGCGCACAACAAACGGCGATGTTAAGCCAACACAAGTGGGCGACATTAACCGCTTGCAGCAAGCAGATGCGTTATTGGAAAAAGCCGCCAGCCTGCATAAGCATGCCCAGGTAAAAACAGTACGCAACAAGATTGAAATGAGAATACGTGCACTTGAAGCCTATGGTTCTCAAGAAAGCGGTTCGCAAGAACCTAGTTAAAAGTGCAAGGGACCGACTCCCAACCCTCCAGTGCTTTGCCTGAGTGTTTAACGGGTGACTGTTAAAAACCACTGCGATGGCAATAGCACTGAACCCAATTAAGCACGATGAGTGAGTAATACAGCCACGGCGGCTGTTAATGAGAGAGCTATGAGCGGATTTGGTTTTAACGCAGGGCAACAAGAAAGCATCGCAATAGATAAAAACTCGGGCTGGCCTGAGTTGTCTACCGGTGATTTTCGTAGCCATCGCCGTATACCTGAGTTTTTTGAAGAACAAGCCATAGCCGACTCACTTTATCGTAGCGTTGCCGAAGTTCAGCAGCAGTTAACCCATTTCATTATCTCCAATGATGAAACTGACACGGACGTCCCATTCTCCTTAGACGCTAGTCTAGTTCCTGATTTCAGTGAGCAGCAGGTCAGCATTTACCGCGCGGCAGTGTATGCCCGTTCCCATGCCGACTTGCTGGGCTACTTTTCTGCCGTTGATCAAAAAGAGGCAGGCAATAACAAGGCTCAAGACGAAGAGCAGCAAAATGCTTTGCTTGGGCAATCTAACCGCAGCGTGCGTTTACTGCTAGGCCTTGGGCGTGCGGGAGTGCATTCGCTATGAGTCAGACTAAAACCCAACTACAGCAACTATGTGAATTTTTACTTGCCAGTTTGCAGCCGGTGATTAAGACCAACAACATCGATGCGTGGCAAGAACGCGGCACTCTGATTTTAAGCGGTGACGATAAAGGCTGTGACGGCTATGAAGTTGCCAAGTGGAAACATAACGCGGTTATTGTGTTTGAACAGTTCCCCCACCGTCGCATTAATCCATACAACCTGCTTGCCATGGTGTCGGCTTACCTCATTGATAGTGAGTGGCCGCGAGATGTTTACGACTTAGATGACCCAGAAATAGATATTGATGTTGTCAGTAAAGACAACGCCACAGTGTTAATCAAACTGCAGTTGCTCGATGACATAGAGCTGATCCCAGATGATGCAGGCCCGGTGCAATTTAATGGTGGCTGTTATCGCGTATCACTGGTGCCTATCAATATTGCCGAAAGCGTTGACACCGTGGTGTCGCTAAGTGATGACGAATGAGCCTCGTTATTACGCCAAACAAACAGCAAGCGTTGGGTGTTAAAGACCAACTATTGATGTTGTCACTGCCAGCCAATAAGCGGGTTCGCATATTAAAAACCCTTGGTCGCAGCCAGCGCGCGAAAGCACGTAAACGCATTAGAGAGCAAAGAACGGTAACAGGCCAAAGCTTTGCCCCACGAAAAAATGGCAAGAAAACTAAATTACTAAAACGCTTGGGCCGCACGCTTGAGCCCTATGTGAAAAGCGCTAACCGATTAGAGCTAAAGCATAAGTCGACACATACAGGTGGCATTGCTGCACTGCAACAAGAGGGTGGCAGCGAACAAATGAGCAAACAGCGCATGGCACGTATTCATGGACAAGCAGATTATGACGCGCCATGTACGCGCGCCCAAGCCAAAGCGTTATCGAAAGAGGGTTACAAAGTTAAGCGGCAAAAAGGTAAGGGATATCGCAAAGCTAGCCTTAGCGAAATCACGGCAAGCCTATCACAAGGCCAAGCCGGACTTATTTTGCGGCAACTGAGGGGGAAAACGAGTAAGCAAAGTTGGCCTATTCCAGTGCCATCGCGTTCGTTCCTTGGCGACACACCCGAAAATGTGCAAGCCGAATTAGCAACACTATTAAGTCAAACAAGAGGATAACCCCATGCCATTAGGTAACGTTACCGTAAACAACTTAAACCAAGGACAAGGCGAAGTGACCGAAATTGAACGTCACGTTTTGTACATTGGTCGCGCTGGCAACGCCGAAGAAGAAAGCCAGCTTTACTCTGTCAACGCGCAAACTGATCTCAGTACCTTATTAGCTGATAGTAACATGCGTGAGCAGCTAATTGCCGCGCAGCTTAATGCTGGGCAGAACTGGACGGCAGCGGTATACCCGTTAGCAGCTGATGAAGAAATTAGCGGCGCGATTATTCGTGCAAATGAAGTACAGAGTTTTGAAGCGCTTGCGATTTGTGATGTGCAAACCACAGCAGAGCAAATTGGTGCAATTTCTGACGCCACACTCGCATTGCAAGGCTCACATGGCCGTTGGTGCTTTGCCATTGTTGCCTTGCCAGGTATCGATAAAGCAACTGAAACATGGCCAGCCTATGAAGCCAAAATGGCGGCATTAGTGAATGGCTTGGCTCACCCGTTAGTGGTACCTGTGCCACAGCTTAACGGCAATAACGTGGGTGTACTTGCTGGCCGTTTATGTAATCGCAGCGTGAGCATTGCGGATTCACCTATGCGAGTTGCTACAGGCTCGGTTGCAGGTCTTGGCCCTATGCCAACTGACTCAACTGAAACGCCACTATCACTGGCGACCTTAAATACCTTAGCTGTAGCGCGCTTTAGTGTGCCGCAATGGTATCCAGACATGGAGGGCGTTTATTGGGGCGATGGCTCAACGCTTGAAGTGAAAGGCGGTGACTTCCAAGTGGTTGAAAATATCCGTGTCGTACACAAGGCCAGCCGCGAAGTGCGTATTCGCGCCATCATGCGCGTAGCTAACCGTGTGCTTAACTCAACCCCTGCCAGCATCGAGTTAAACAAGGCGTACTTTATCAAGCCACTGCGCGCCATGAGCAAAAGCTACAAGGTGCAGGGTGTGCCGTTCCCCGGTGACATCATGCCACCACAAGATGGCGATATCACCATTGAGTGGAAGAGCAAAACGCAGGTAGTGATCTACATGGTTGTGCGCCCATACAACAGCCCGAAATCAATCACCGTCAACATCATGTTGGATCTTAGCGTTCTATAACGCCAATTACGTATTAGGAGAAAACAATGCGTTTATCAGGAATGAATTTTAGAACCCACGTGGGTGACACTGCTGTGCAAGTCGATAGTGCCACAGTAACTATTACCGACAACAGCGGTGTATCTCAAACCGGTGGTGTACCCGATGGGGCAGTAGATGGTGATGTGGCAGGAAGCGGCGAGTTAACCGTTAACGCAGCAAACTTTGCTTTGATTAGCCAACAAGCCAAAACGGCAGGCGCATGGCGCGCATTACCAAAATTTGACATTCAGTTTTATGCCAAAACGTCGCAAGACGAACGCAAGGTTGAATGCTTTGGTTGCCGCATCAAGTTAAGTGATTTACTGGATATTGACAGCAAAGGCGGCAGTGCCAGCTTGTTCAAAATCCCGTTCGATATCACTAGCCCTGACTTTATTCATATCGATGGTGTGCCATATCTGCGCCCCGATGAAATTGAACACATAGTGCAGTAATAGTGCAGTAGGCAGCTTGGAGTAACCACGAATGGATGATGCAGATTTAGCGGTCAAACATGAAGCGCGTGCAGAGGCCAGAGCATACGCAATGCGCCAGAACGCTAAACCTGCACCGCCCAGTGCTAGCCATTGTATTGAATGTGGCGAGGCCATTCCAGAGCCACGCCGCCAAGCGGTAAAAGGTGTGCAGTTGTGTATTGACTGCCAAACGTTAAGTGAGCGAAAGCGATGAACAACTTAAAAAACAGATTGATTGAAGAGTTGATCGAACGCGAGGGCGGATATGTTAACGACCCAACTGATCGCGGTGGTGAAACCATGTATGGCATCACGTTAAGTGTTGCGCGTGAAAATGGTTATAAAGGCTCAATGCGTGACTTGCCTTATGAGTTAGCGTTCAAGATTTATCAAGACCGCTACTGGACACCATTAAAGCTTGATGACATTTGCCGCATTAGCGAAACACTCACTGAGCAGCTGTTTGACTTTGGGGTTAACTCCGGTGTGAACCGTGCAGGCAAATGTTTACAGCAAGTGCTTAACGTGTTGAATAACCGCCAAACACTTTATCCCGACTTAGTGGCCGATGGCATTGTCGGTAGCCGTTCGCTATATGCGCTTAATAAGTATGTAGAGCATCGTAAGCAAAACGGCTTAAAAGTATTGATTGAAGCGGTGCGCGGTATGCGAATTAGTTTTTGTATCAACATTGCAGTGAAAGACGAAAACCAAGAGAAGTACCAATTTGGGTGGCTGCAACGTGTAGTGCATTTATAAGGAGATTTCCATGAGCTGGTTCTTAGGCACTAACCCCATCGAGGCCATTGGCAAAGCGGGTGACGCACTGTTTACCTCGGACGAAGAACGAAAACAGTTAGATAACGATCTCACTGAAATCAAACAAAGACCGATGTTGATGCAAGCGTTGGCTAACACCATGGCCGCACAACATCGCAGTGCATTTGTGGCAGGAGCAAGACCATTTTTAATGTGGGTATGTGGCTTTGGCTTTTTGTTTGCCTTTTTGGTTAACCCAATTTTGCAATGGATTTGGCCTGATGTGGGCACACCTGAGTTGCCATTAGAAGTGATGATGGAGTTAACCCTCGCCATGCTTGGCCTTGCAGGTCTGCGCACGGTTGAAAAGATTAAGGGAGTAGCCAAGTGAATGACAGCTTAGATTGGATCCGTGTTTTCTTAGTTATTTGCGGTTTAGTGCTAACAGTGCTGGTACCACTCTTTGTCGGCTTATTTAACAGCCAAAAGAATACAGCCAAAGAGCTAAGCGAACACAAAACCCACGTGGCCGAAAGTTATGCCACTAAAGATGACGTAAAAGATTTGGGCGACCGTATCGAGCGCCAGATGAAAGACGGATTCACCAACTTAAAAGACTTTTTTAACAACAGAAAAAATAAGGATTTATCATGAAAAAGCAAATCGTTCTAACCATTGGTACCTCTGAATTTAAGTTTGCCGTCACTGCGAATGATCATGCTGACTTTGTTGATGTGGTATCGCGTGGTGGCTCTATGTGTAGCGGTGCTCACAACTTTGTGATGCGCTCTATTAGTGCCGAACAAAAAGACGAACTTAAAAGCCTACTGACTGAATCACCAGGTGCAGAAGTACAAATCGCAGGGGCACTAAAAGCTGAGTTCTCACCAGTGTTGGAGATTGCGGTAAAAAAATAGCAGCACTGGTTGAAACTATTGAAAACAACCAGTTTGAGCAGATGCTAGCAATTAGGCGGCATCAGCTCCCCAATGAAGACGACAGCGAGCAGTCAATTGCCAGAGCGCTTTGGCTGCACAAAACCCAACTAGAAAATATCGAGGTCGCTACCGCTAAAGGTATTGGCCGCGCATTTTCAAAATAGCACTTGGTATTAGCACAAGTACAACGGAGACAAAACGCCAATGAGCCTGCCCAAACCGCTAATGTTTACCGTTGGCTTGGTTGACCAAATCACTAAGCCTATCGCCAACATCACTAAGCAATTTAATGGACTTGCTGACACGTACCAAGCAGGCACCATGCAAATGGCTACAGGCTTGGGCGGCATGGCTGCATCAGGCATGGCACTGCACAGTGCATTGATGCCTGCAATTGAAATCGACCGCAAACTTGGTGATATAAAAGGCCTTGGCGTAGCTGATGACGCATTAAAAGCGGTGACCTCAACCGCCTTTGATTTTGCGATTGAATACGGCCAAGCCGCTACCGATGTGCTAGCCCACACTGAAAAGCTGCGCGCCAGCATGGGCGATATGCCTGCGCATGTAATGCAGTCGGCAACAGCATCAAGTGCCACGCTTGCCATGGCGATGAAGTCAGACGCCGATACCGTAACCAACTATTTCAAAACCTTGTATGGCAACTATCAAGGCCAAGCCGATGCAATGGGTAAAGATAACTTTATTGCCCAAATCACTGGCATGACCGCTATGGCTAAACAGCAGTTTGGTACCTCAATGCAAGATATGGAGGGCATGCTTGATGGTATGCACTCGTTACCGTCGACCTTAGGCGTGGCATTAGATGAACAGTTTGCTGTGTTGGGTATGCTCGGGCAGCAGATGGGCCAAGGCGATGCAGTAACTCAATATACCAATTACCTTGAGGGCGTAGCCGGAGCGCAAGAAAAGTTAGGCGTAAGGTTAACCGATGCCAAAGGCAATTTATTGCCTATGGTCGAGGTGATTGAAAAGATTAAGCCGATGATAGAGGGCATGTCGGGTATTCAAGCACGCACCTTTTTAGATGATGCCGGCTTGGGCGATGGTGCCTTAGCCATTATCAATATGTCTAAAAACTTAGACGGCTTAAAAGCTAACATCAACAGCTTTAAAAATGTTAAAGGCATGGGGCCTGCCACCGATATGGCCCGAGATATGACCGACCAAAGCCAGCGACTTGCCCAAAGTTGGAACGTGATCCGCGCCGCCTTTGGCAGTGCCGTTCTGCCAGCCTTTAATGGTTTTGCTAGTTGGATAGCCGATATGGGCAAAGATGTGCTTTGGTTTACCGAAACATTCCCCAACTTAACCCGCTGGCTTGGCTACGCCGCCATTGCCATGTTTGGCCTAGTCGCTGCAGGCGGTGCGTTTACGGTAATGATGGGGGCTGCAAAAATGGCAATGACGACGTGGAATTTGTCAGCCATGGTAAGCAGTGGCATATATAAAATATTGACCCTAGATATGGCTAGGTTGAGCAGGCAAATGAAGTTAATTCCCTATTTTATGCAGCGATGGGCTAGAACTAGCAAGGTCGCAGCCGCGGCGCAATGGGCACTGAATTTGGCAATGAATGCTAACCCCGTAGGATTAGTGGTCACAGGAATTGCAGCGCTTATTGGTGTTGTTGGCTTAGCCGTTTATTACTTTGATGACCTGCGCGAAATGATGGTTGGCACTGCATGGGGAGAGCCGATTCTATTTGCTGTTGACGCTATTGCTGGTTTACTCAAAACCCTTGGCGGCATCGTAATGAGTGTATTTGGTGGGTTCTTTACTGTTGTAGCCAAGGTATTTAGCGCACTAAAACCTTTAGCTAGTTTCTTAATTGATGTTGTGGTGTTCAACCTCAAAATCATGGCAAGTGTATGGGGCGTAGTGTTTGGGGCTATGGCTTATGGTCTAGGTGGGCTGGCAAGTGGAATTACATGGGTAGTAACTACGATCTCCGATGGATTTACTTGGGCATTTGAGATTGTAAGTTCTAGTTGGAATGACTTGGTTAGCTGGTTTACCAATGATGCATGGGTACAGTACTTATTTGGGAAAGTGTCGAATATTGGTCAGTTTTTCTCATCTATGTTGCAGAGCATTAAAGAGACATTCGCAGGGACTTGGAGCTGGATAGCGGACAAGCTAAATATGCTGCCAGGCATCAATATTGATGTGACGCCTGTTATGGAGAACATGCCCAAGCAACAGGTTCCAGATTTTATTAAAAACCATAACCAACAAGCGGTGCCGCAGTGGATGCAGCAAACAGCTGCTAATGAAACTGCGATGCCAAAGCCAATGGCGGGGCCTTGGGCGGCATCAATGGACGCTAACCCAATAGTGCCAGCGACTAATATCACCCGTTTGCCTGTTGAGTATCAGCAAAGCGAATTTAAGCCGGTGATGCCAGAGTCGCTGACACAAACGGTCAATCAACAACGTGGTCAGATACTAACGGAACCTCCTGCACCACTGATGCAAACAGTTGATCTGCAGCGCAGTGCCTTACCTGTTTATCAGCCAGATGCGACCAGCCAACAATTAAATATCAAACCCGTTGCTAACGAGTCAGTGGCCAGCGCTATTAAGCCACGTTTTAATGAACAGACAGCAGCGAACGCCAGAGCCAGCATGGCGGCAAGCAGCAGTGGCGAAAAGCGCATTAGCTTTGGTGATGTGATTATTAACAACCCACCTAAAAACTTTAGTTTGGCCGAAATTGCCGACCAACAGGAGCTAATGACCGCATGACAGAACAAGCCAAATATAGCGATCTGTTAATTGTTGATGGCGCATTGTCGTTAGATGTGGGCGCCCAGCCCAATTTAACCGACACCCGTAAAAGCATTGCCCAAGACGTTAAACACATGCTGATGGAATCGGGGCTAGTGACTAAGTTACTCGCCCAACGCAGTGCGACATTGCGCGCCGATGTATACACAGAAATGGAGCTGCTAATTGAAACCGATAATCGCTTAGTGCCGGGCACTATCGAACTCGATGTGCGTAGCCCTAAAGTCATTGCTATCACCGCGACCACTTACGAATTTGGCGACCTAGCTGCAGAGGTAAATTATGACACGCCCACAAGTTGATTTTGAAAAGGTACTCGCTAACGAGGGTGTACCAATGGATAGCCAGCAAGTCACGGCATTGCTTGAAGCTGACGTAATGGCAGCTAATTCAATTATCAGTAATAACAGTGCCATGAGTCCGTTTTGGAAATTGTTCTCGGCTTGTGTGGTCACGCCAGTTTTGTGGTTAATTAAAACTTTACTGGCTAATCACGTATTGCCAGCCATGTTTGCCGCCACAGCAACAGAGCTGTATTTAGAGCTTAAAGCGTGGGACGTTGGCTTAGAACGTAAGCAAGCGGTTAAAACCCAAGGCTTAATTACATTCACCAAAGTCGATGCCAATGCTGATATTTGGGTAAAAGCTGGCACGGTGATACAAAGCGATGCCACCTTAGGCGCCATTTATCGAATGCGAGTATTAGCCGACACGGTGATCCCCGCTGGTGTATTAACCGAGGCCATATTGTGTGAGGCAGAGCAATCGGGCGCAGGGCATAACATTGGTGCAGGTTATTACCATGTTTTACCCGAGGCCTTAGCGGGTATTGCGGCGGTGAATAACATTGGCGATTGGATCACCCAAAGCGGTGCTAACCAAGAAACAGATGATGAACTGGCACTGCGCATACGTGATCAGTTCGGCAGCGTAGGCAATTATCACATTGATGCCGTTTACCGCGCGGCCATTGCAAGCTTTGCGGGTATTCGTAGCGATTTACTTTATTTTGAGCATGAAGCGCCCCGTGGTCCAGGTACTGCAAATTGCCATGTAATGATGGAAGTTGGCGAAACGCCGCAAGCCTTAATTGACAATATTAACGACTACATTAGCACCAAAGGTTATCACGGCCACGGTGATGACTTATTGGCGATGCCGATTGCCGCTAGCGCTCAAGCGTTAGAGCTTAACTTTTGGCATGCCAGCAATATCGGTAGCAGTGAGATAGCCCAGTTAGAGGCTGACATTGAATCACGTATTCGCGCTGCATTTAGAGAATCTGAGCTGCACCCAGCGATGACGCGCACATTCCCTCGCAGTGCCTTTATTTTCTCACAGCTGACTAGTGAGTTAACAGACGAGTTGCCGCATTTAAAAAGTGTGCGTTGGTTAACTGATGACTTGATTAACGGCCTAGCATTGCCACGCATTAGCAGCTTAGTGGTTAACAATCGCGGGGTGATCTAATGTCAGCACCAGAGCCAAAAGTGAGCCCTAAGTTACCCACCATTACACCGCCGTGGTGGATGGACGGTAAAACCCTAAACAAAACTGACGAGCCACAAGAGCCAGCCATGTTAACCAATGGCCTGCAGTCTTTTTGGCAACGGCTGCGCGATTGGTTTATTTGGCCGCTAGCGCAAATTGATCCGTTAACCTGCTCGGTCGATATGTTGGATTTGCTGGCATGGGAACGCCGAATTATTCGTTTTCGTGACGAGCCGCTATGGCTGTATCGCAAGCGTGTAGCTTTCGCATTTATCAACGCTAAAGATGCAGGCAGCACCCAAGGTTTTATTAATATTATGAGCCGTCTTGGCGTGCCTGTTCTCAGTATTGATGAACGCCAGGTAAATCGCGATTGGGACATTATTTCTATTGAGCTAGACGACACCAAAGTCGCCAGCGCCGCGTTGCTGGGTACCATCATTCAAGATTATGGCCGCACTTGCCGCCGCTATGAGTTTGTTGCCAATAAAGCCACCTCGCTTTATTTGCCAGTAACAGAATGTAACCACGATTATCAAACATTAACAGCGAGGGCCAATTAATGGCGCGTTTAACCACTATAGGGCAAAGCCTTATTTCCACTGCAGTAGGTAGCGGTCCTAAGCTTGATATAACAAAGTTTGTGTTTGCCAACATCCCTGATTTGGATCACACATCGCCAGAGCCTGCAGACGAGTCTATGCCTGCACCGGAGCATATTGTGTTTGAACGTGCGCCGACTAAAGCTGGCATTATTGACGAGAACCGAGTTACCTACAGCCAAATGATGCTCACCGATATAGGTGACTTTAGTTTTAATTGGATTGGTTTGGTGCAGGGCAGTGATTTGGTGATTTTTGCTTATGTGCCTTTGACACAAAAAGTAAAAACCGAAGGTTCAAAAGCTGGTAATACTTTAACCCGAAATTTAGTTATTGAGCATTTAGGCATTGCCAACGCAACTCCTGTGGTCGTTTCTGCTGAAAGCTGGATGTACGACTATAGCGCTGAACTCGATGCACTGACGTTGAGAATCACAAGTATTGAGAACGAACTGCCGAACTATGCCGTGAAAAATTTGGTGTATACCAAGGCCGAATCAGATGCGCGATTTCAGCCAAAAGGCAGTTATGCGGCAGTAAATCATAACCATGATATGAGTTACGCGGCTAAGATCCATAACCATAGCGCAACCAACATCACTAGCGGCACTTTAAATAAAGACCGCTTACCGGATGCGACAACAGGGGCTAAAGGTGCCGTTAAGTTAAACTCTTCAACGACGTCGGCTTCCACAACAGAGGCAGCAACACCAAGGGCAGTCAAAAGTGTTAATGACTCTGTGAATAACGCCATGCCTTACAACCGCAGAAACCCAGGTACTGTCACATCGGCTGCGTGGAAAAAGTACCAGAGCATACTTTACGATAACGGCGGCAGTTATACGTTCACAATCGACCCGAGTGTTTTGAGTGACAACGATATTGTTGAAGTTGAAAAAGCAAATTCAAACGGCCAGATAAACGTAAGAAATAACCGTGGACAAATTTTATTACCAAACGGACCTAGCGATAACCAACATTATATTCCAGGCGGTAAGTGCGGGCTGTTTAGATTTAAGGTGATAAATAGAACCACAGTTCAATTTGTAGGAGGTTTTTAATGGAAGACCTAAGTAAATATATTGGTGCAGGGAAAGCTGTTGAGTTTGTAAACCTTGTTGGTGCAGGCATGAATCCAGCTGACGGACTTACATATGAACAAAGAGCACTATCAGCAACTGAATCATCGCACATAGTGCGTGGAATTTCCGATGGTCAAGTGATGATACATACTCTCAGCACAACTCTGAATAAAAAAGTTTTTCTAACAAAGCTAATCATAGATGGAGAAGTAATACACAGTGGCAAGGCAGATATAGGTAGTTCGCTAAACAGCCCAGAAAATAGCGGGAATAAGTTTTCAACGTTACTACAATCGGGGTTAATCAAAGGGAAGTTGGTTGAAATGAAGTTAGTCGCAATAGACTCTAACCAAAAATTTCACATAGGCTGGAGTGACATCAAATGATAGTTAAATATTTTGTAGGTGAAGCCGAGGTTCAAGACAAGCCTATCATAGCTGGCACTCTATATCGCGAAGAACGGTGGATAAATAATGAGTTAGCTAGCTCGTTTGATTCAATCGTTCAGGCTGCGAGCGAGCAGCTTGAAATTGTAATTAACAAAGTTTCAGGGGCATTAAGGAATAGCAGCGACTTTACTAAAATCACTTGTCATGAACTAACCAATGTCACTATTTCAGGAACTTTGAACGTACCAGATAGAATGTTCGCCATGCCTATCCGTCGAAGCGATGACAAACTAACGTTGTTCGGTGTAAGCGTTGTCGATGGCAAGTTTGAAGCAGTTTTGAATTTTCCTACTTCAGGTCAATATCGTTACACCAATGAAGAGGCCAACATCGATTTGCCCGAGGGCACATTTACAATCGCCCCCGTTAAAATCGATGTATTGCGCAAGGTGCTTTAGGACTAACTACCATGCTCAAGGAGTAAGCCATGAGCCAAATTGCATTAGACGGTGAACTGATTAACTTAAAAAGCTGCAAAATTGAGCTAAGCATGCAACTGGCCGAACAAGATATGTCAGGCCAAAGCTCAAGCACGGCCAGCAGCGAACAAGGCGATAAAGCCAAAGAGCTAAAAGTCACCGGCTTAATTCCGTTCACTGATAAGGCGCAGTTATCACGCTTGTTTGAACTAGCTATAGCTAAAGACGAGGCGGGCAATCGTGTTGTTCGCCGCGTGGGTTCAGAGTTAGCGCGCATGGTTAAAATCAGGCAGGTAAAGTTCTTCGGTCTTATATCAGCGCCAGAACACCCAACGTTTTTAGCGTGGAATGTCAGTTTTCAATTACGTGAACACTTAAGTGTGCCCGAGGTGGCAGAGCAGCGCCAAGAACTAGCCGATGCCAGTGGTTTTCAAACTACCGAGCAAAGCAGCAGCGTGATCCCCACTGCGCCAATTGCAGCAGCGCCGCCAAAAGTGGAAGTGTCATCTATCGAGAAGTTCTTAGCCAGTATCGACAACGCCATAGGTGAGCCAGCATGAAGCTAACTAAACGCTTAACCATAGGTGAGCAAATTATTACTCACTCAAATGCTCATGTGGTGCTTGAGCTATCAGCCGCAGGCCGTGGCAGTTTCAACATTCATGGTGAGGCAAAACACGGCCAAGTGGTTGCCCTTGATATTGGTTACAACAATAAACTGCAGCGTTACTTTACCGGCTATGTCACCAAAGTCACCCCAAGCAGCAAAGGCATGCACCGCATTATGGTGCGTGAACTGGCAAGTATATTGGCAGACAAATGGCCGATTAATATTCGCCATGCCACATTCAGGCAAGTGATCACTCAACTGGGTAAAGATACCGGCTTAAGTTTTGTATTACCTAATAATGCGCCGTACCTCGACTCGCAAGTGGGTAACTTCACAAGCCAAGGTGCGGGGTATCAGTTGTTGCAAAGCTTGGGCGCTGTATTTGCTGTACCGGATTGTGTTTGGTACCAGCAACCAGACGGCCAAATCTATGTTGGTAGTTACCAAGACAGCCGTTGGGCAAATAAGCCCACAACTATCGAGCAAGGTCTAACCCAAAATCAATACGGTAATGGCTGGCAACTATTGGCAATGCCAGCAATGCGCCCGGGCGCATTAGTTAACGGCCATCGAGTTAAGCAAGTTGAACTTGAAAACGACACCATGACATTAACGTGGACGGTCACCAAAGCAGACGAACGCAGTGAGCAGCGCAAGTTGTTTAATGTGCTGCCAGAATTATCGGGCCGTTATCACCTGCCTTGGTGGGGTAAGGTTGTCGAATTGCCAGAGTTGCCAGCCGAAGAGGGCGAACGCGGCAGTGACGCATTTCACCCACGATATGCAGTTAACGTGCAGCTACTGGATGAAGACGGCAATCAAACCGAATCAATATTAGAGGCAGTGCCATTACCCGTGCCAGGTATTGGCGACAAAGCAGGGCGGTTAGAGCCGCCAGCTATTGGCGCAATTGTTGAAGTGGGCTTTGCTTACGGCAGACCAGACAAACCATTTATTCGTACAGTATTACCATTCGGCTGGGACTTACCCGCAATCAAAGCAGGTGAAAGCCGCAACCAAGTGCGTGACGGGGTTTATCAGTTATTCGATGATGAGGGCAACCTGATCACCGAAACTGATAAAGACGTTCGCACCACGATCGGCCAACTGCATAAGCTACTGGTTAAGCAGTCACAAGAAATCAAAGTGCTGAAAGACCAGCTAACCGAAGTTGAGGGCAAAATGAAAATGGTGATCACTAAAGATTTAACCATTAAAGCCAAGAACATCACCGAAGACGCCGACACAATTAAACTTAATGGAGGCTCAGCCGTGGTCACTTGTGCCCACATTTGCCACTTTATTGGTGGCCCTCATGCAGATGGTTCATCAACAGTTACAGCAGGCAAGTAGTTAGGTAAATAAAGAGGAAGTCACATGGCACTAAGTCAATCATCACTAGAGAGTAAGCTCGTCAGTGAACTAGAAAGCAGAGGCTTTGTTACTACAGGCCCACATGCCTTTGCAGGTAAGATGGCCGAAGCCATAGCCGCCGCAGTCGTAGCCGAAATCACCAGCAACGCCCAAGTGCAAGTCACTGGTGGTTCCAGCGCCGGCACATACAAAGTTAAATAATAGATAAAGCCACACGTAAGCCCAGCCAAGTGCTGGGCTTTTTGTTGTCTGCAGAAAGGTAAAACTATTGGCGCGGGTTCGGTTCCTATCGTGGGGCTCGAACCCGTGCCCAGATATTACCGCCCAGTTTTCCCACGGAAACCATTCACACAGAGAATCCGCGCCACGAAATCCGCACACTTCCTACCCTCCTGCGCGCTTTTTATAATTTTTTTATTTCAGTTTTAGATTATTGCAGTTGATAGGCGCAGCCTGCGCCATTCCTAGGGCTTTTAATGGATCGAAGATCTGAAATGATCGCGGTTTATTTCACTGTTTTACAGTTCCATACAGGCGCTTTGAGAGGCTAAGCAATCGTGAAAGCCGCATGAATGCTGGGTTTTCGTTAGTTTCCGTGGGGTTTAGTGAGAAAGGTTAGAAAATAGTAAGGCGATCAAACACAACAAAAACATTAAGTTAGATAAAAATAAAACTGAAATGAAAAAAGTGGGTAAATCAGCGCCGCCAATGTCGCCACTTTAATTTGGCTGTCGCCAATTTGTCGCCATTCAGATGTGACAAAGGGTTAGCCTTTCGGCTAACCCTTTGTTTTAATTGGTGGAGGCGGCGGGGCTCGAACCCGCGTCCAAAAAGCCTACATCCAAGGCGCTACATGCTTAGTCTCTCTTTTGGTTAACCAAATACACTCCGAAAGACAGGATTGTATCTGGCGAGTCCAGTACTGTTTCGCGGTTCACCCCTGAACATGGTTCCCTCGCTATCAAATGTAAAGGTGACCATCTTAATACTCTGCCCATTTGAGAAACGTGAGCAAGATGGCTAGCTAGCCTAAGCTGCTAGAGCGTAGTTATCGTCGTTTGCAACTATAACTGTGCGGCTTTTTACGAGGCCAACCGCCCCTCGGCATGCTCCCAGGGTTTCGAGAATCTTGTCGAATCCAGAATCGCCCCCAAGTACAATTTGATTGTAACGCGTGATGTCATCATTTAACAAGGATAAAAAACGCATTACTAATCGATTGTTCGTTATACCAGCATTATGAGTAAATTAATTAGTCTAATTTACTGTTGAACTGCTTTTTTCATGGTTCGAGATTTTTCAATCTGCCATTCACGGTCTTTGGTATCTTCACGCTTATCGTGATCTTTCTTACCTTTACCTAGACCTATTTGTACTTTAACCCAAGCACCTTTTTGCCAATACATTGAAATTGGTACAATTGAGTAGCCTTTACGGTCAACTAAACCTTGCAGTTTATCGAGCTCTTTACGCTTCAATAGCAGCTTACGTGAACGCATAGGATCACAAACGACGTGTGTCGATGCTGTATTGAGTGGCGCAATAGTACAACCAAATAAAAAAGCTTCGCCTTCTCTTAAGAACACGTAACTTTCAGACAGGTTGACCTTGCCCATACGAATAGACTTTACTTCCCATCCCATTAAAGACAGGCCGGCTTCTAGCTTCTCTTCAAACTTATAGTCGAAGTTAGCACGTTTATTACGTGCGATAGTCGCTGAATCGTTTTTTGAATTTTTTGCGTTTTTCTTAGCCAT